TGCTACCCTATATATTATTATATTATTATATTATTATATTATTATATTATTATATTATTATATTATTATATTATTAATGAGATATTATATAACGAAGTTATATAATATTTTTTCTTTGCTTCTTTCTTTTTTAAAACTTTTAAAAAAGTATTGACATAAAGAAAAAAGTGTGGTATAATATACACATACTAAAAAGAAACGAGGGAATAAAAAATGCTATTAGCTAAGGGAAAATATAACGAAGCAAAAATATACTCGGATAGATTTGATGAAAATGCTTATTCACAAATTATTGAACTATGTAATAACAATTCATTTAAAGATTCAAAAATTAGAATCATGCCAGATTATCATGCAGGAAAAGGATGTGTAGTAGGATTTACTGCTAATTTATCTAAACTGGAAGTTATCCCTAATATTATTGGCGTAGATATTGGATGTGGAGTATTTGTTTATCGTTTAGGTAAAATTGATATAGACTATATTAAATTAGACGAATTTATTCGCAATAATATTCCATCTGGAATGTCTGTTAATAACAAAGTATCTACAAAATATGATTTAAGTGTTTTAAAATGTTATTCAAAATTAATAAATATTCAAAGGATTGAGAATAGTTTAGGTACTTTAGGTGGAGGGAATCACTTCATTGAGATTGATGTTGATGCTAGCGATAATAAATATTTAATTATTCATAGTGGTTCTAGAAACTTAGGAAAACAAGTATGTGACATATATCAAAAACAAGCTTATGATGATTTACATAACAGAAAGAATGATATAGCAGAGCTGATAAAAAACACTCCTCCAAAAGATAGAGAAAGAGTATTAAGAGATTTTAAAGCGCAAACACCTATTATTAAAACTGGCTTGGAAAGCTTAAAAGATAGAAAATCTGTAATGGATTATTTACATGATATGGACTATTGTGTTAATTGGGCAAAATTAAACAGAAAAGAAATTGCACTTAAAATTCTAGGGCATTTATTTGTTTCTTATAATCCTCAAAAACAATTTGAGTCTGTGCATAATTACATTGAGTATAGAGACAAAGCTGATGTATTTACAGGAATTTTTGTTAGAAAGGGAGCTATTTCTGCCCTTAAAAACCAATTATGTATAATTCCTATGAATATGCGTGATGGTAGCTTAATTTGCATAGGAAAAGGTAATCCTGAATGGAATTACTCAGCTCCACATGGAGCAGGTAGATTAATGAGCCGAGGACAAGCTAAAGAGCTTGTTGATTTAGATGAATATAAGTACAGCATGAGAAATATTTATTCATCCAGTGTAAATCAATCAACGATTGATGAATCTCCTATGGCTTATAAACCTATGGATGAAATTGTAAATCAAATTCAAGAAACAGTTGAAATAGTAAAAATAGTTAAACCAGTATATAATTTTAAAGCTGGGGAATAGAGGTAATAATCATGTCAAATATTATTCACGAGAGAGTTGTTAGAAGAGAAGGTAATAGTGAGTATAAATACGTTTATACTTATACTTCTGCTTTAAATTTTTCATATTTAGCAAGAAACTTTTGCCCTAAAACACTTGGTATGAAAAATAGCACAGACTTATGTTCTGAACAGAATTGTTTAATTTGTTGGAATAAAGCAATATTAAATCACAAAAGAAGCCAAAGGAGAGTATAATGATTTGGGTAATAGCTGATACTCATTTTGGTCATAAAGAAATTAAAAAAATATGCAATAGACCTGATGATTATGAATTGCAAATTATCACTAACTGGAATGATTTAGTTGCAGAAGAAGATACTATTATTTGCTTAGGTGATATTGCTTGGTCAATAATAGATTTAAGAATCTTTAAAGAACTAAAAGGTAAGAAAATATTAACATTAGGAAACCATGATATATTTTCTAAAAAAATATATCAGAAATACTTTGATATTGTTTGCAAAGAGTATGTTTTAAAACATCAAGGAATAAATTTTATTTTTAGCCATGAACCAAAAATTTTTCATTATTACGATATAAACGTTCACGGACATTTACATAATTTGGCTAAAATAGAATCTATTTGCAAACATTTTAATGTGGCTTTAGAAGAAATGGGATATAGACCCATTTCACTTAATGAAATTACAAGAGAAGTTTGTTGGAAGGAAGAATTTAAAAAATGACTAATAAAGAATTGCTTGATACAAAAATTCAAAATGTAAAGAAAGCTCATAAAGAGCTTAGAGATGTTATTAGGAAAATGACTGATGAGGAATTAGCAGAATTTAAAGATAAACTGCAAGAAATAAAAGAAGACCTTGAAGATACTCTTGATAACATTAAAGAATTTAGAGAAGGATTTATTGCAAAATATGGCGTAAATTTGTGGAGGTTTTTAATCACTCTAGGCGTTATTGCTATTCTTGCAATCATTTTTTAATGCGTAAATTATTAGACCACGATTGTTGCAAATATTTAAAAATGCAATATACAGAAACATTAGAAGAGTATAAAATCAAGGTAATATGTGCTAAATGTGGTAGAGCAGAAGAACGTATTTTTTCAAAAAAGAGTTGCCCACCAGAAATGATTTTAGGGGATATATTTAAAAAATGGCTTGAACAATTTATAATTGAACGTTTTAAATTTCAAATTGTTTATTGTGACTTTGAATTAGCACCATATTCAATAACACGTCAGGTTATTTTCATAAACAAGATTTTAGGAAAATATCATTCTGTTTATGAATATCATGTATTAAATAAGGATAAAGAGGTTATAAAAACCTTTGGAAATGCTGATGAAGCAATCGAACACGCAAAAAAACTAAGTATTGTAGAACCTTTATTTAATTGTCCATTTTTGCAAGAATTAAAGAGACTACTGTAGAAGGAGATAGCTATGAAAACAGGAGATACAGTATACTTAAAAAATTCTACACAATGCCCAGTAGCCCTATTTAATGTAAGAGTCCCTTACACAATTTTAATTACTCCCGATATGCCTTTAGAAGTAATTAGTATAAATTATCCAAAAATAAGAGTTAGTTATACTGATTTTAAACCTAAATTTATTTCAAGTAGGAAGCCTTTACACCCATATCAAATGAATAAAAAAGCTATACTTGACTTAGATATAAAAGATATAAAAACTTGTTGGATAACACCTTGACAAAATCACCTTTTCATGTTATAATAAAAGCATAGAAAAGGTGATTTTTATTTAGAAAGGATTTGATATTATGAAACAAACGCAGAAAAGAAACTCAGCAGATGATTTTGTATCAGGGTTAGGTTGGTTATGTTTATTTATTTTTGCTTTCCCAATTATGCTTCCGTTGGTTATTATTGGAGCTATTGTTAATATAGGTCCGAATAAACCTTTATTTCATAGCAAATTGTGGAGAAATCAATATAAAAAATAGAGGTGATTGATTATAAAAGGTTTTAAATTGTTCCAAAAAACAGCTACTAAGCTTATAGCTTTCGCTCTACTTTTTACTACAATGTATTGTGCATCTATTGGTGCTATACTATTAGCAATAACAGCTATTTTAAGTTTATTTTAGGAGGAAGATTATGGAATATTTATTGCAATTAAAAGATGGTTATTTACTCAATATCGAATCAGATGAAGAAAGCTATGGGGGATGTCCTACTTGTGATTATGGCTCAGAGTATATTAACACCCTTACTCTAATTTGTTCTAAATGTAGACACACCATTTCAATTTCTCAAATGTATGACTTTGCGTTGTCCTCAGGGGTTGTAATGAAAGTGTTTTTGCAAAATTCAGAAACACTCAAAGCAAGCACAGAAAAAGATTTAGGAAAACTTGTAAAAAACTTTTTTGTAAAAGAAACTGGTGTAACAAATTTTAAACTAGAAACGTGGTGGAAATAGTGGTTTTATTTTATGTTGTAATTATGTTTATTTATTTTGGAATAGGCGTTGCTTTTTCCGATTTTTTCTTAGAGATGCTTTATACTACAGGGTTTCGCAGAGCGGCTATAGTGACATCTCTTATTGCTTATCTCATTATTTTCACCGTTTTACTTTGCAAGATAGTCTTTATGCTAGGAGGGTTATAATGTATTTATATGAAAGCCATTTAGGAGGCTATTTTATCACAGAAGATGAAGTATCTTATGAAGATTTGTATTGTGAGACTTGCGGGGATTCTGACCAATACTTATGTTCTGGAACTGAGGAAGAAATTATTTCAAGTTTTTATTGGGAGTTACGTAATTCTTTACACACTTACAATGCAGTTAGAGAAGCATTTGGAAAAAAGCCACTAACTCTTAAAGAATTAGGTGAATTAGATGAAGTATCTTAACTATTGCCCTCATTGCATAAAAGTTAATTGTGAGCAGTGTAGGCAGTTCAATATTACACAAGCTCCTTCTGAGTATTCACCACAACGATTTTATTATTCAACGAGGATTTATTATGATAAAAGTAAAATTAGCAGATGTAGTAGTACAAGTACACATTAGAGACGAATACTCATGGCAGAGAGTATTGTATTGTCCGTGGGTTAATTGCAAATATTATAATGATGCTAAATGCACTTACAGAGATAATTATAAATGTAATTGTTGTAATTTTGTTTTTATGAATGGTCATACTTATTGCCAAAAATATACAAAGGAGTAAATGATGAAAGAACAAATATTAGACAGATTAGCACGTTTATTGAAATATTTTAAAGGTCTTGAACATGAAAATAATGAAAAAGAGTATGCCTATATTTTAAAAGGAACGATTAATGGCATTACTTATTCTATCAAAAATTTAGGCGACATATTTGATGTTAATGCTGAGAAAGGTGAAGAAAAATGCGTGAAATATTATTTAGAGGTAAAGGAATAAATGATAAAGAATGGCGCTACGGCTTTTATACAGAACAGCAGGGATACCCTTACATAACACCGGATGGAGTGGCGATGTATGAAATTGACGCTAATACCGCAGGGCAGTATACAGGCTTTGTCGATAAAAATGGCAAGAAAATATTTGAGGGCGATATCGTCTGTATGGACGACTGGATACCCCCATGTATGCAGGTAGCTTATGCACAGGGAACTTTCTACTTAGCGGAAATTGAAAAACCAGTTAAATATTATGGTGACATTTATTATTTAAACCATGGTGGGAACCCTTGTGCAAAAGTTATCGGCAATATCTATGATGATTTGAGCTACTAAAGGAGCGGTGAATAAAAATGGAAGAAGAACAATGTCCTTGTAATGATTGCTTCTTTAATGACTGTGATTACTGGGATAGTAGATACTGCTGTAGATATTGTCGTTGGCTACATGGTGAAGTTACGCCGAATTGTGAAGACTGTAACCCAATGGATATTTGAAAAAGGAGGCAAACAAATGAAATATACCAAAGTAATTAAACCTTCCTTAGATATGTTAATAGCAGAGATTGAAAAAAGATATGTTCCCTATGGATGGGAAATAGTAAATGTCTTTCACGCTGATAAAAAATATTGTGCGGTCTTAACAGGTGGTAATAGACATCCAGATATAGAAGACCGATTCTTCTAAGCCTTTTTCAAGGCTTATTTTTTTGAAAAAAATTCACTATTGTATTATTGCTTTTATTATTATTCTTGAAGTTACCCCAGATTTTTGTGAGAAAAAAATTTGTAAAAAAAAATTTGTAACTAGGCACACGATTACAAAAACAGTAACCATTATGAAAACGGATGTATTTTCATGTGGTTACTGTTTCTTATTGATAATAGTTTCTAATAAACTTTACTTCATTAATAACAATATGTTCTTCTGTCAATAATATATCACAAGCTTTTATATTATATTGCTTAGTAAATATATTATCAATAAACACATCTAATATATAATACTTAACACTGTTATATACTACTAATGATTTTACATAAATAGCCATGTTGTCTAATTGATAATATTTATCTATCACTCATAGGCTACCCCCCCCCCACTATGCTATGTGTCACAGTCCTAACGCTGTAGTTAAAGCACTTGCTACATATAGCCCTAATTTTACGCCTATAAATACTATGATAGTCATAGCTGTTGTCATTCCTGCAATTCTCAACATATTTTTAATAGTATCCATTATTATTTACTCCTTATTGTAACAATGCTATCAGGCGTTTTATCTCTAAAGATATGTTCTTGATAATCTTCGCCCATAAATTCTTGCGGATTATTATTCTTAAAGAATAAAGATAATCTATAGAAGTCAATAACATCGATATCATACTCTGCACGTGCCACATACCATTGCCCACAGTTATACAGATAGATATAATCGACAAAACATCCTACTATATTACGTAACATGGTTTTTAACGACTTAAATTTATATGCTTCGCTGTCTTCCTCCATGTAGGGCTCACCTAAATATGACATATCACCATCTTTAATAGTATCAAATATCTGTTGTTCAATCGTATCATTATTCTTATCCTTCATAGTCATATTAAGCAAATCACTTCCCAAACCGTCAGGGTATCCGTCCCAATTACACATGGCACCCCAATAGTAGTCATTGTGTTTAGTAATAATGTAAGCTGATGTACTCATTATATAGCCTCCTTTAATTTGTGTAAACTGTGATAATATCGCCGTTATTAATATTTATAAGAGTATACGCTCCGTAGTGTTCCTCTACTACTAGCACATTTTCATATGACATCAGCCGTTCTGCTGTAGTGTAGCGGATGCGCTCACCATTAAATTTTCTAAATTTTAATTCTGAAATTTCCATTTTTCGTAACCCCCTATAATTCTTGATTAAGAACACTGAACCTGTGTGTTAAATTTTCATACTTACCCCATCCTTCCGCATATTTGTTTAAGTCGAGAAAATCCGACTTATAAATTTGTAAAAAGTTACTTTTTGAACAGTATTCAAGCAATGCATCCACAAATTCAATATAAGCTAATATTCTATCTTTATCTACAGTGCTGTTAAATATGCGAAATTCATATGTATTCTTATGCAAGGTATTTATAGCTAAATATTTATGCCGTACATTATCTTTCCCCTTTTTTACAATATTAATTTCTTCCTTAACAGATTTGCTATTAGGATAGAAGTCTTTATAATGCTCTAAATTATTCCCCGCATAACTGCATATATTGCATGTCAGCCTATCTGCAAATATTGTTACTTTTTCATAATGTTTACTAATAAATAATATTGCTTTTTCAATCGTTTCATCTGATACACTATTTCTATTGACATGAATATGTAATCCGCAAGAATTATTAGTAACGCAGTTATTTTCTAAAGCATCAAAAAAGGCATCACTGTAATTGTGCCATGCTTTAAATGTTGTCGGTTGTGTCACTATTTCGGCGGCACAGCCCCCATTTAAACATTGAATACTGCTATCATCAGTAGCCCAGTAGTAATTTTCATTTTCTATTACTTCTGTAATATCCCCAGTGCATTCTGTTTCAATTTCTAGCCCAAAATATCTTTCCCCCTTTTTCGGGCAACTATTTAATTCATTCCCTTCATTAAACATTATGCATGGAGAATAGCCATATTCGTGTATATATTCTTCATTGGGGTCTGCATGCTCAGAAGCGCAATCTTTACAGTATACACTGTCACTGCGTATAATTATGCCGTCAGTATCAGGGTCTATAACATTTCCGCAATCGTCACATATATAATAGTCCCCTGTTTCGAAGCATTCGTTACATATGTAATCTCCATCAGCCATTGGTAGTATTTCTTTAGTCCATTTTCCGCAATTACTACATTGAAAGTAATGACGTTCAGCGCATTCATCACAAATTAATTGCCCTTCTTCTTGAATGTATATCATTCTATCATTATCAGAAAAATGGGCGCACCCACAAATATCACATATTTCAATTTCTTCACCCAATAAATTTTCATAACAATCAGCGCATAGTGTATCTCCATCTACTATAATACCGTCTTCTTTAGCGATTACCTCTCCACAGTTTACGCACCTTTTGCATTTACATTGGAGTATAGTACGTTCTTCCTCTGTAGCTTCTCTGCCCTTATTTTCAGCAGTTACAGCAATAACTATAAATTTTTCTTTATTAGGTAAATATAACCCTGCGAAATAAGGTACATCAGCACTAATGTAGAAGTAGTATGTTATATCATTAATTACTATTTGCCCTTTATTAAGATAGTCTTTGCCATTTTTTTTAAAAATTCCATTATCAACAAATTCAAATTCTTGCATTTTTTTACCCCCTTGTGTATCTCTCTATGCCTATATCTTAACAGCTCTTAATATCATTGTCAACACTTTTTTTAAAAAATTTATCAATTTTTTTCCTTTCATTATATTATATATAGGGGATGAAGAAAAAGGGTGTAAAAAGTGACAAGCATAAAATAACAGTTTTGTCAATCTACAAAAATAAATATTTTATTTCAATATTGTAAATATGCACAATATATTTAATTTGTCAATACTATAAATATAGTATATGTGTATTGTGGAGAACGAAAATGCCCGCTATTGAGTTTTATTTTATATGTGCTTATGGTTTATCCTATATTGATATAAAAACGCTCACAAGGCAAATATGAGCGTCTAAGAGGCATTTTATTCTGTGAGAATACTGCCAGCAAATTAAATATTCTTTATTTTACTGCAATTCAAAAACTTGACAAATCAAAATATTTGTGATTGAGTTTTGCAAACATATGTTCACATAAAAGGGTAAAAAAGAAAAGCGGGAATATTTCCCGCTAGTATTTAGTAAACTCTATAACTTCTTTAATAAGAGTATCCTCTAATTCGTAATCATTCCTAATAACATCTATTAGCTTAAAAAAATCTAATCCTTTATACTGCAACTCGAAATCAGTCATATATGACATATAAGCGTATATATCATATAAGTATCCTCTCTTAATGATACGGATGTTATTTAATAATAATTCTTTATTCATTTTGTGCCTCCACATAGATACATTTACTATTTTTCCAATCCCAAATAGATAATTGGTTATATTTGCGGGCTAAAGATACAGCCAGCTCTAAAGAGTCAACGTGTATACTATTATCAATGTAAGTATAGCCATTTTCAACCCACAATCCCGCATAGTGGGCAGAAGCTAAAGCAGTATCAACAATATTAGATAGCATTCCCCTTACTGTTTTTCTGCCCTTAACTGCATGGTCTGTGTATGCCACTTGATAGCCACTATCAAATTTAACTACTCTGCCGAAACCGTCAAGAGTAGCCCCGCCATACTGCTTGCAGTAGCTCATTATTCTTTTAAATTTTCTAAAATCCATATAAATCACCTCAATATTATTATATCAATATCAAGGTGCAATATCAACTATTATTTTTTAAAAAAAATACTTGACAACAAGAATAGTAAGATTATAATATAAGTAGGGGGCAGGAAAATAGGAGGTTATTATGTCAGAATTACAGTGGAAGAAAAGAGACTTTTTAACAGGAGCCATTAGCTTTAATTCACATGATTATGTTAGTAATAGCGATTTATGGATAAAAGATGTTAGCTTTTCTGTGCAGAAAAACGGTTGGGAATTATATGATAATGTAGAGTTGCTTGGCGAATTTGATACATTTAAATCTGCTAAAGCATATGCTAAAATGTTAGTTGATAGCGGGGCTTATTGTTGCTATACTATAGATAGGAGGTGATAAAGTGCAAAGGTTTAAATTGGGGCAATATCTTGAAGACGACTTTAAAGTCATAGCAGTAAGCAAGCGGGGAAAGTTAAGAAGTAGCTGTATTACTACAGTAGATGGATTAGGAGATATAGTAGTCAGTCAAGTGTATGCTGATAGAAAAAGCGAATATATCCTAAACCCATATAACCCACATAAGATACTTAGAGCTTAATAATAATATTTACTAACATGGAGGTACTACAATGAGATATTTATTCGGAATTTTTTATGCAACATTATTCAGCATTAAATGGCTGTGGGAAAAGCTGGCGGGGGAAATGGTTGCTACCACCATTGCTACAGCCCTTATATATGCTTACCATTATGGGTGCTAAAGGAAAGCGGCGACTAATAAAATAATATACTTTCTATAGGGGTAGAGGATAAATCCACTCTTACCCCTATTTTTATGCCCAAATTTTAGCCCTTTTGGGCTATTTTTTTTTTGCTTTTATGGTAGTGTCTCCTACCAGTGTACAAAATAGGCTGTTTTTTGCTAAAATAGGGCAAAATTGCTAAAATTCTTTATCTCCACCCCTATAAAAAGTAATCAATTTGCCTTTTTGTGTACGTGTGGGGTGTACACTATACCATTATACCGAACACCTGTGTGTACCTATCACACACTCGTTCGCTATATACTGTGTACCTATATATGAACACTTGTTTGTTATATTGGTACAATTTCTTAATTAGTGAGTACCTATATTTTGTATAATATCACAATAAATAATAATTTTTTACTATATATTGTGCTGTTATTGATAACTGTTACTATTTAAGATAGCGTTTGCATCTCTTTTAAAGGGACTGTGTACCTATTTCTCCCCACATTTTTCTCCTTTTAAGTATTAAGTTGCATTTTGCAGTTTTTAATATGACTACAATTTTTATTTTCCCTTTAAGCATCTTCCTGCATTTAAGTTCATAAATGCAAATAACCTTTTAAGTTATTCGCTTAAAAAGTTATTCCCATTCATCACTTTTGCTATTATAAAATCTAAGGTAAAATTTTATTAACCACTCTATTTGTTCCATATAAGTTACTGACCTGCAAGGAAGCAAGCTACCTAAATTCCTTCTACCTGTCAGTTTCTCCACTACTCTAATAAGACATATAATAAAATCTACCCATTTAGTAGTCCCTCTTATTGATGGCTGTGACTCACTTAAAAGATACTCATATATCTGTGGAACACCTGTATAACCTATTTCTCTTGCATAGTTGAATCCTGTTTTTATATATATTCTTACACCTAAAGAATGTGAAATTGCCCACCTTATAAGTACAGATATCTCTTTTGGGGCTACTCCTAAATATTCATTATGTTTTATTAATTCTTGCCATTGAGTCATTATGAGTTTGTGCACTTTAACATCAGTCTCAACATCGAAATTCTTTTTTTCAATAATGTCTAAATTTCTTACATCTACAAGACTGTACTGTATCCACATTTTTTATTCTCACACCCTTCAACCCTTGCTATGCCTAGCTCTACGCCCTTTTATCTCCATACGTGTGTACCTTTAATTACCATTCCGTTGTTTTTACAACAAAATTTGAAATCGCTTTTCAAATTCGCTTTAAAGAGAGGTTTCTTGAATACAAATAAGTATTATACAAAAATACAAATAAGTATTATACAAAAATACAAATAAGTATTATATATTATTACTTTTTGTTCTTATAGACATATCTTATTTCTTTTATCCTCTTACTACTACAAGAATATTATCCTTCTATAATCATATATGTTTTATATACTTCTTATCTATTCTTCCGCTCTATTTTCCCGCCCTTTTTCTAAATTCTTTCACATCTAAAATCAAATGTTTCTGGCTCATTCGATTCTGTTCTTAATAATGCTATATACTCTTCTCCATTGAAAATTGTAGTTACTACTTCCCACCCATGTTTTGCCGCCACATTCATCTTTTTTGTTAATCTGTCTATATATTTATCTTCTATTTCCATATATCTCATTTTTAGCCGCCTCTTTTTTCTCTCGCTATTTCTGCCATTAATCCCCAATCTGAAAATGCCTTAGCATATTTTACTGTTATCTCTTCTTCTTCTGCCCAGCATTCCTCTTTTACACCTAAAAGCTTAAAACAATCTTCTGGGGCTTCTATTGGCATTTTAGTATGAATATTCCTTACAGCTAATTTACGCCCTTCTAATATCTCTAAAACTTCACATACAGCCCCTTCACATAGAGCAATATTATTTTCCCCTAGAAACCGTCTTCTAGCTATTACTAAATCACCTTTCTTTAAAGGTCTTCTAAATGTTAGTTTTACCTTAGCCATAAAATCATTAGATAAAAACCCTGGCATATGCTCTCCTATCCCTGTAAACCTCTCTAAAACGTCACATACTATTTGTAACCTATCGAGCTGTTCTTCTCTCGTTTCTCCTTCTAATTGATTCAATAAATGTTCAGTATCTAATCTTGTTAGTTGCATTTTTCTTACTCCCATTCCTTTAAATTCATATAACGAATATAATAATCTAAATAAGTATGTAAATCTTCAAACCAATCGCCTGTAAAAAGAAAATCATTAAATACTCTATTATAATCACTTAAAGATAAGTCATAAATAAAAAAATCTACGAAACTATAAAATAAATCTCTTGTTAATTCTCTATTTATTTCTACTTTATACATACTTTTATATGCTTGCTCTCTCTTTACTAAAGAAGCTCCATAATTTGTTGATAGTTGTACATATCTTATCCCTGCCGCTCTCCATGTTAAAGACATCATTATTATTCCTAATTCAGATTTCTTTAACCGCTGTAATGATACGCTTTGTATTATTGAAGAGTATACACGATGTAATAAATCAACTAATATATCATTTTTTCTTTGTTGTGATGGAGAAAGCATTGTAGGAACTTTTGTTATTCTTTCTGTTTTCTTTAATATTATCATTTATTATCACTCACTAAATAATTCTTTTAATATCCTCGGTCTATATATTCTGCCTTGTTGTTTTCTTTCTATATTTTTCATTTCATTTGCCACCGCTCCTATATCTTGCACAAATTTAGGGTGTGCATCAATATATGCTATAAGTGGTTTCAATATTTCTAAATTGTCTTTTGCTTTTCTACGCCTATCACTGCACTCTTTGATAAGTTTTACTACTTTCGTTTTTCCCTTACGTTCTACAGGGTAATCTAGCTCACAAAAGTGCCTTATATCACCAAAGGCTTTGTCCATTTCATTTATTTCCGCTTCATATATACTTTCTAATTGTTTTACTTCTTTTATAAGATTTCTAAATTCATTTAATAAAGTTATATTGTCCATGAAGATACTTCCCTGTATTTTTAAGTTTGTATTCTAATTCAGAAGGTATTTTATTTTTTGTTAATGAGCATATATAATTTTCTAAATCTTCACGTTCTTTATCAACTTTGTACACAGATTTTGTTAAAATATCTTCTACCATATTACCACAAACACAACAATTTAAAACCTCTATAACATATACAACTACTAAATCTGTACTTATAGATTCTGTTTCTTTAAAATATACTCCAATTCTTTCATAATGACACGTATGTTTAAATAATGTACTTAATTTTTCTTCACATTCTTCTATTTCTTTGTCTTTTTTAAAAAAATGAAAACACATATCTTAGTTCCTTTCAATTCTATTTAGATAATTTACCCAATCTTCACACATATCAACAAATTCTTCTACATGTCTATATTGAGTGGTAGTTAATACACCTTCTGTTTTATTTTTTAACTCAATAGCTTCTCTAATAAAGTCTATAATTTCTTGTTTTGTCATATTTTTCACCCTTTTTACATATTTTTATAAAATTTAACATCTTCTTCTACATGTTTTTCTGCTTCCTTATAAGTCTTATAGCATTTTCCTAGTTTACATAATAAATAATGAAATGTATATCCCTCATAAAAGTCTTCTTCTTCAATATCTCCTTGAACAGTTACATAATAAAACGTTTCATGTTTTTTAGGATGAAAAGGTATTTTCTTCACTTTATACTTTTCAGTCAATAATCTTAATAAAACAAAATCCTGACAAGTTCTATCACTATCACATTTTAAAATATCAAGTGTTCCCTCTGGATTTATTTTAAAATAATAGTTACTTTTGCCCTTTAATGCCTCACCATCTTCTCCCAAAATATAAAATTTTTCACCTGCTTGTAAGTCATTATCTTCTAAAAATTGTTGTATATACTTGCTATACATTAATGTCCCTCCTTAAAATCAAAACTAAGAGCTTGCCCACAATCTGAACAATAATTATCTCTTATGGATACTATAGAATCACATTCAGGGCAACGTACATCTACAGGAACTAATTTGGGCATTTCCCTTCCTTCAATATATTGAGGTACTACACCTACTTTTGCTAATTTTGGAATTTGTTTTTGAGCGGCTACTATAACTAGCATAAATGCCTCTCTCTTTTCAGAAAACTGCCATTTCCATACAATGTCTTTCACTTTTTTTAATGCTTTTTCAAAATTCATTTTTATCACCTCATTTTAATATTTCTAATAATAAATGCCCCATAGGATACTGAATTATAGCTATATTTCTTGAAAAAGTTAAAAGAAAATTAACTACTGTTAAAAAAGCACCTACTAAAAGTAAGATTATTGTAATTTCTTTAATATCTCTATCTTTTATATTTTTAGCAAGCCGAATGCTAATAAAACAAACTATAAAAAATATAATATTTATAAAAATTGAGTATAAAGCTTCTGTTGCTACAAAATTTGCTCCTTGATTTAATACTTCTACACATGTTGGTTCTAATTTAGCTATTAAGTTATTTGCTATTTGCTCTAATTGTACTGTTTCCATTTCTATTTACGCTCCTTTAATCTTTCTGAACAATATTTTAATAAATCTCCTTTATGAATTAAAATTTGAAAATGCCATAAAGATAAGATACAAGCTAAATTTCTATGTTTGAAAAATAAACCATAATTTTCTTTACAGAATAAGAAAGATATTGTTATTGTTGCATCACTATCCTCTAAAAATTTATTAAATAATTCAACTTTTGTCATTTCATTTCTCCTATGAATTTATTATACCACAATAAAGCTTAAAAGTCAATACCTCTTATTCCCATTCAATATCTTCAAACATTTCATTTACAAAAGTCCAACCAAGAACTTCTTCGTTATAAGAACATATATAACCTTTATAATCCTTGCCTACTATTAATAATTTCTTCCCTTTATACTTTGTCATTTGTTTTGCAAAATAAGCACGTGGAACACCATTATTAGTCCTATATACATGATTTACTACTAAATCTGTTCTTATTAAAACACTGTCTCCTATTTTAAATTCTCGCATATTTGTATTCCTCACATTCTTTAGAGAAATCAGATACAGCTACTGGCATATAATCAGGCAAATTTTCAGGAACTTTGCTTAAATGCCTAAAACATTCAGTGCAAATACAAGGTTTTTCTGCTTCTTTGTAGCTAGCAGAACAAAATGACATATCTTTATAGCACAACATTTTATTGCTCCTCCACTGTTATTTCACTATCTACTTCTTCATATTCACTAATATCTAATCTATCCATTTCCCGCTCGGCTTCTTCATAAGCATCTTGTAAATGATTAAGAGTTAAATAAGTAGTATATTCAACTGTTTTTTTAATTGTTACTTTAAATTCTTTTATCAAATTATTTCACATCCTTAAAGTATTAAATTCGCCTAAATAAAGCCCAAATGAATGAACTAAAGAGTATGTCTTTTCTAAATCTTTAGAAGTAGTGACACTAATGCGGTAAATATAACTTTTATCTACTTCCTGCTCTGTATATTCTAATGACGATTTCTCTATAAGCTTCTTAAATAAATCTTTCTCTAATAATCCATTAATAGTACAAGCTAAAACACCATTGATAGGTAAAATATCTGTTGCTTTCTCATATTTAAACTTTATCATATAGTTGCACCCATGAACGAATAGCCCAAATCGGAATCCATCTCCTCGTTAAATCAGAAATTTCAACTAAAACTTGCAAATTACCTTTGATATTATTTTTAACATCTATAACTAATACTTCCCTGAAAGAATCAGCGTTTTGAATGTCACTTACAGTACAAAAAGGCTTTAGAAAATATACTTCTGAAACCTTTACTTTATCTCCAATATTAAAAGGAATCATTGTAGTCAAAATCATTCTTTTACAGCCTCCAATACTTCAAGAGTCATTTTACTTGTTGGATTATCAATCAAATACATTTTCTTTACTGTCTCTTTTGATGGAATAAAGCTTATCACAAATATCATAACCAACCAAATTATAATGCCTTTTTTTAATATGTTGATGTCCTTTCTTTCTTCTGAATCTTTTGTAAGTTCATTGAGTCCAAGTATAACAAGCACTATAGTAAATACACTTAAAATTATAAAAATAGTGCTCTGTAAAGACTCTAAAACTCCTAACCAATAAATTGTCCACGGACTAATCATTTTCATTCACTCCTTCTTTAAAATCCAATTCTTTTTCATCTGCAAATTCAATCGCATTTGTTTCTAAATCTTGAATAATACAATAACCACTAACATTTAATAAAATTCTATAAAGCTTTCCATTTTTCATTACTTTTGTTAATTTTTCCATATCTTCACCTCGCCTTTATTATACCATACTCAATTTCTATTGTCAACTTTTAATTTAATGCTCAAATTTCACTTCTGAGGAGTTTTATTCTTCGCAAGAGTAATCCTCCCTAAAACTCTATAAAACTCCTCAGAGGTCAAATATATGCGTCTGAAAGGTATGTTTAAAATAATGTGCATTTGTTATTTTCTGCTCCATTTTAATAAAAATAAAAACAGCAAATAAAGATTAAATTTATTAAGTTTTAAAATACACGTCTATAATGTGTATTAGATACTTTAATAATAATCTTTATTTGCTGTATAATTAATCTTTTTTTACGTAAGACCAATCTTTAGTTCTTGGTAGAAGTAAAGAAAGTCTTGTAAGAGGTAAAACGACATAACAATTATGTCCTGTAATAATCTTAGCCTCTTTAGTATTTTCTAAATTCTCAATTACTCCTTTTACTTTTTTACCCATATTGTAAAATGATACTACTGTCCCTACTTTTAAACAATCCTTCAAAGAAGCATGAAAAACTACATCATCTTCTCTGACTTGAACCATTACTTCATTTACTTTTACTGTCCAATAACCCTTATAAGGTATAGAAAAAGTTACTGTAGCTAAAGTCCCTTTAGGAATTCTCATGCCTTTATAATAGCAATCTTTTACAAATTTAAATACATCTCCAAAACTAATGTCATTTGAGCTTTGATAAGTTTCTATCATAAGCACTCCTCCAATTTCGCTATTTTAAATCCATGTTTGCCTTTATATAATACATAATTTTTTGTTTTTAAACAGGCTACAAAATATTTTAAAGTTACAATAGGCAAATTTATAATTGAATTTTTTAATGCGTTTTCTATTACATATTCTTTAGGTAATTCATATTGACTTGCTTCTTTAATATTTTGTGCTTTTTTTGTACTGTAATCGTTGTTAAAAAATCCAATAAAAGTTGAAGGACTAAGAATGATAGAATAGTTATTTGTTA